ACTTCAAGCAAATGGAAAACCAAAAGTTATCATCATCGATGAAGCTGATAACACAACCAATGATGTACAACTCCTCTTACGGGCAAACATTGAGGCGTATCATAACAACTGCAGATTCATCTTCACCTGCAATTACAAAAACAAAATTATTGAACCCCTCCATTCCCGATGTGCAGTCATTGACTTCTCCGTCAACGGAAAAGAAAAGACAGCTATTGCGGGGCAATTTTTCAACCGTATCAGGTCTATACTTGAGAAAGAAGCTGTTGATTATGATCCTAAAGTTGTCGCAGAAGTAATCAAAAAATATTTTCCTGATTGGAGACGTGTTCTTAATGAACTACAAAGATATTCTTCTGTCGGAAGTATTGATACTGGAATTCTGACTACAGTTTCAGAAGTTAATCTGAAAGATCTTGTCACTAATATGAAAGGAAAAGATTTTAGTAGGGTCCGAAAGTGGGTAGTTGAAAATCTCGACAATGATCAGAGTGCAGTATATCGTAAAGTTTATGATTCAATGTATACTGCTTTGGAACCATCATCTATTCCACAAGCAGTTTTGATCTTTGCTAAATATCAATATCAGTCTGCATTTGCTGTTGATCCAGAGATCAATACTCTTGCATGTATGACTGAACTAATGTGTGACTGTAAATTTAAATGATCCTTTCTCCAGAAGATACTCTATACGCATACGGTAAAATTAATGAAGCTTACGGTTCTATCAACCGTATCGATGACTTCTTTCGTATGAAAAAAATTGAACGTATTAAAGAGATTCCTCCAACTCTCTTTGGTTTGTCTCATGAAGATGATCTGTTTCAGGATTTCTCTATGCATCCTGAGGACATGAACTTTCGTATTGTTCAACCAGATCACAGTACGTTTAATACTCTTCTGGAAATGACTGCATCGTTTACCTATGAGGAAGCACCAGGTAAAGAGATGAAACTGATGATCCAGGAGACGACCACAGGCACCGCTGTGGGGTTCATCAAACTGGGTTCACCAATCATCAATTCAAAACCACGTAACCAGTGGTTAGGAGGGGTTCCAGACCTCACCATCTTTAATAAGCGTGCGATCATGGGATTCATCATTGTTCCCACTCAACCTTTTGGTTTCAATTATCTTGGTGGTAAACTTCTATCATTGATCTGCTGCAGTCATGAAGTTCGTGAGATGCTAAATAAAAAGTACAATACAGAAATGTGTTTGTTTGAGACAACATCATTGTATGGTAATATAAAAGGAACAAGTCAATACGATGGTTTAAAACCATACCTTCGTTATCGTGGAGATACCGAATCTAAATTTCTATTGACTCTTCCAGACTCAATTTATCATGATTTGAGTAAGTGGTTTATTGAGAGAAACGGTGGTCCTTTAATTCACAAAGGTGCTTCGAGTCGTAAACTCAAAATTCAAACCAAGATGATTTCTATCATCAAAAATTCTCTTAAGGAATATTATCCAGATCTTTATATAGAGTTTGTTGCTTTCATCAAATCAAAACAGGATGTGACAACACAGAAGCGTTTCTATATGTCTGACTATGGATATGAAAATTCTAGAGATGTTATACTTGGTAAAACTGAAACACTAATTCCAAACAAACAAAACTTTGATAAATTTTATCTCGATAATATGATACAATGGTGGAAGCGTAAAGCTTCTAATCGGTATCAGAAACTTATTGCAGAAGGTTCTTTGAGAAATGAACTTGAAGTTTGGAATTCTAATACTATGAACACTATTGATATTATCAGATGACTCTTACCAAATTTTTAACAGAACAAAAATTTGAAAAAACAATACGAATCCTTGTCTATCCAAACATCACATTCTCTAAGGATCTGACTAAAGATAGTTACATTCAGGTAATCACTAATATGATTGCTGAACTAAACAAGATTCGTAGCGATTTGTTTTTTTATCTGGTCCTTCCAGAGTTCCTGGAGATGCTAGACTTCTATAATACTAAACAGTTTATAATGAAGTTCCCAACGTATCCTCCTACGATGCGTTCACACTTTGATGTAGAACATTTTAGGAAACTGATCAATCATGATCTTGACGTTGATCTAGTATTTTCACACCTTCCAGAGCATACACATGCGATCAAAAATACTATCAGTAATGTAACTCATCACAGTCCTTCTTATTTTGGATACTGTCACTGGTTTGATCTGAACGAAGTTGTTGCTTGGAGTCAACCAAGTTTCAACCAAAATATTCTTGGTCTGCTTGAGATGCAACGTTGTTATCTGAATACACAGAGTCAAAAAAATCTTGTATTGAATCAAGCCTCTGAAGTCTTTAATAAAGGAACTGTATCTAAACTTAATGACATTCTAGTCCCGCATCATCTAGGTGTTAAAGAATCTGATATTGTAGAACCAAATAAGAATACTGATAAATTAATCGTCTTTAATCATAGACCAGATACATATAAGGACTTTGGTAACTTCATGAAGGTTCTAGAGTCTCTGAGAGACCTTAGACAAGACTTCACCGTATGGATTCCATTGCTAGAGAAATCAGATAAATCCTGGATTACTACTGAGAAGTTTAATAAGCAAAGATATTACAAAAAACTACAACAGTGTCGTGTTGGATTTTCACCTAAGCAAGTTTATGGTGGGTGGAGTGTATCGACTACTGATGGTATTATGAATGGTTGTCCATACATCATGTACGATGCTGATTATTACCAGGAACTAAATCCAACTGCAGATTTCTTTACTGAGAATTCTGAAGCGGTGAGACTGTTAAACATGTATCTCGATGACAATGATTATCGAAATGATATGTCTGTAAAATCTCAACAGTATATTAAAGATAATCTCATATATAAAAATGAGGTAAAGAAGATGAGTGATTATATTGATGATGTAATCAAGTCTCAAAATTATATACTGTCTGATGTAACTGAAAGACTTATTTCTATTATTAAAATGAAAGGTCAGGTTACCAAAAAAGAATTGTTTAGTTCTTATCTTGGATGGGGTAGGGGAATTAAGTTTGGTCCTTACCGTAGAGCTTTACTAAAAAACAAAAACATTTATGATACAATAGATTCTACTCCTCACTACTGTTGGATTGACAATTAAATTATGGAACTAAAGGACTGGCTCAATTCAATTAATCAATCAAAAATTAATATGATTGATGAAGACTATGCTACAGAAAAAGATTATCCTCCATTCATTATCAATAAGTGCTTGTCTGGATTTATAGATACAATTCTTATTGCAAATGAAATGAATATTCATTCTGATCTTTCTAAGAAGATGCAATATGATTTTTTTATAAATATTGTGAGACCGAAAAAGCGTTTCTCTCCTTGGTTAAGGAAAGAAAAAATTGACTCACTAGAACTTGTCAAAAAGTATTACCACTACAATGATGAGAAAGCTAGAAGTGCTTTGAAACTTTTATCGGAAGAACAACTTGAATTTATCAAACAAAGGATGAAAACTGGAGGAAAAAATGAGTGAAGTTCTAGAGTATAACTGGTCGCCAGACAAGATGATTGAGGTCACCTTGAAAGAACCAGATGATTTTCTAAAGGTTCGTGAAACTCTAACACGTATTGGTGTAGCGTCACGTAAAGAAAAGAAGATCTATCAATCCTGTCACATTCTGCATAAACAGGGCAAGTATTATATCGTTCACTTCAAAGAGTTATTTGCTCTTGATGGTAAAAAAGCAAATCTTTTTGTAAACGATGTCCAACGTAGAAATCGTATTTCACAACTATTATCTGATTGGGGACTTGTGGGTATTGTCAATTCTTCTTCAATTGAAGATTGTGCTCCCCTGAGTCAAATCAAAGTTCTCTCCTATAAAGACAAAGGAGAATGGACTCTTGAGAGTAAGTATAACATTGGTAAAAAAAAGACGGCTAATCCTTAATCAGGATAACCGTCATCTTCTTCTATTAGAGTAATCCTACTTTTATTTTTCAAATACGAATCCTTGTCGGAATAGATCTCAGATTCTAATTCGTCAAGGATTTGTTTTAGGTGCTTGTGAATAATTTTTAATCTTGTTTTTTCCATAACTATATTTTGTTTTACTATCTATAAAAAAAGGAGAGGTCTCCCTCTCCTAATATTACAATAGAATCTCTTTACATATTCTCTTGCATACATGTTGATCTAGAGCATCGCATTCTATTAGACACTCATAGTAATCGTTTAATCGATCACTTTCTGATTCTAGAATATGGATTTTTTTGTCCAAATTTTTCCACTGTTCTGTTAATTCAATATCCTCCACAGTTTTTTCAAGATGTCGCCACTCATTTAATTGAGATCGAGACAGAAGACTATGCATAACTTAAACCTCATACAGTTAATAAGTGATATAGACAATTCTCATTTCATATTCAATTTCCCAATTCTGTATTATTTAGTACACTTTGTGTTAGTTTACTAACATTTATTTCATTTTTACATAAGTACAAAAAAAGAGAGGGTTTGTAACCCTCTCTGTTAAGTAAGTTAATCACTTAGTATAAAGACGACCACGATAGCAGAATGTACCGTGTGTTTCCTTACTTTCTACACAACGAGTAGAATACTCAACACCACGATATGAGGTGTGAAGAATTTGTGCGTTGTGAATAGCAGATGCTTTGTTGATCTGCTTGCGAATTAGATTAAGTGTGTTCATGATTGACTCCTGAAGTTAGGGTGGTTTAATCCCCGTTCCTTCAGTCGTTTGCGTCCCAATACCACTGACATTCTGGTGCTGAGTCCTTAAGGGTCTCAACTAACTCTACCTTCACGATGGGAGATAGATTCGCATTCCTCTCAATCTTCAGCATTAATGCATCAGTTTGAGTACATGAAAGGGTTGTATAGAATAATATTTCTAACATGGGATGAACGGCTCCGTTCCGCGACTTACTTGCGTCCGATTTCTCGGATGAACGACAGGTCTATTATAGACCTCATACACTATTTAGTCAAGTATAAATAATTGTGTGTCTTTCGTGCGGCACACTCTACAATCGGAAAATACCACATAATGGTACGGGTTTCGCACTGTACCATTTTTTATGTTTTGCTATAAATAAATTTGATCGCCTTCGGGGATCATAAAAACAAACTCGCTTTAATTAGGAGCATAACAATGACGGGACTTACACGTTATACGTCCAGTGATATGGGCAAAATTCTTGATGCTGTAGGAAAATACAGTGTTGGACTTGATGATGTTTTCCACAGGTTACATTCATATGGTATGGATAATCCTGGTGGTTCATATCCTCCATATAATATTGTAAAAGAATCGAACGTTAAATGGCGTATCG